CATAATATCGATTGAATCGAGTATCTGTTTTTCTTGTTCTTTCATTGCATCCGTTACGTGTGTATAGATGGAGAGGGTAGTCTTAGGTTCGTTATGTCCGACACGAGCCATAATCGTTTTTAACGGTGTTTGTTTTTCGGCTAAAAGCGATATATGAGTATGACGGAAAGTATGAGTCGTTACTGTTTTATTAAAAGGTACTGATTTAAGCAATTTATTTAAATAATGTGAATCATAAGGTACGCCGCCATCCGTAACAAAGATATATTTCTCTGGATTCATGTAATTCTGCATTATTTGCTTACGGCTATGATTTAACTGTATAAATGTCGATAGTATATGTCGTGCACGTTTATTTAAATGCACTATACGAGCCGAGTACTCGTTCTTAGGGGGTAGACGTAGGCCCTTATCACTTAACGTCGCGTTGACGTCAATATACTCGTTTTTAGAGTTATAATCTTTAACACGCAATGCTCGTAATTCACCGATTCGTAGTCCGGTTAGTACCTGGAATTCAAATAGAAGGGCTACTCGTTGATTTTTTTTAGCAATAGCCGTAAGGAAAGTCTTTAATTCGTCTTTAGTAAGGAACTTCTCTCTAGCCTTAGTGATCTCTTCGGCAGTGCGAGGCGGGCGCTTTAAAATAATATCGTCTAAATAAGATATATCGTTGATATAACCCATACGTTTACCATATTTTAATACTTGTTTAAGCACGGAATAAACACGCTTAACATAGTTATAGCTCTTCTCTAAAAGGCATTTATTTAACATTCTTTGGATGTAGATAGCTTTTAAATTAACGACTAAGATATCGCCTTCAATCCATCTTAAAAGTGCTTTAGCATGGTCTTCGATATTCTGTTGAGTAGTAACCTTACGTAGGCCCTTATCGCTAGTAACGAATTCATCGACTAAATCCTTAATCGTGAGTGTCTTACTACTAACGCTATTCGTTAGGATCTCGTTAATTCTATCGTTAAGAATACGTTGCATCTCTTTTTGAACTGCTTTAGTGTTTTTAGACGATGTAACACTAACTCGTTTATTCTTGCCAGTTAGTGGATCCTTATAGTTCTCTCCATAACGATAGGAGATAGTACCGTTTTTTTGCTTACGTTCATCAATATACATAAATAATAATACTCCTTATTGGCGTTTAAATAATGAGAGCATATTCAAGAGGGCCGTCAATTGTTCCTCCGTCATATGGCTCAAGATAATATTAATATCGTTGATTAACTCATCACGTTCTCGATTATCGATAACGAGGGTACAAGCATCCTTAATAGTATCAAAATCGCTGTGTAGTACATATGCTAATGCTTCTATAAGATCGTCGGATACGGTTTTAACGTAGCCGTTTTCTAACATGGTATAAGTTGTGCGCTTGTAAGAGGCCTTCTTGAGATCGAGTGGCGTGATACCCTTACCATTATCTAACAACTTCTTTCGTAGGTAGTCTTGTACGGCATCGGCTAATGCTTGATGGCTTAAACCATTTTGTTTTCTTAAATTCTCTAATTTTATTAATTTCGGCATGATAATAATCCTCCTAATGATAGTATAATTCATATCTAAATTAAAGTCAATGACATGTATTGACTGTTCATATATGTTCGTATATGATTAACTTGTAGATAAAATTTGTAATTGTTTTTAAAGGAATGCTGTAGAGTGGACACTATGGCATCCCAGAAAGGATTTAAATGGTAGCCAAATGGGCTAGCGTTACTAATTTAGCTAAGTTATTCGACATCGGAAGAACTAAAGCTACAGAATTAGTGCATCAAATGGAGATCGATCCAGAGTATAAGGACAATGTTATCTCTTTTAGTCATAAGAAGAAAAGCGTTAATATTGAAGCCTTTCAAGAGTTTCTAATTACGAAAATTAGTCGTAAATGGATAAAATAACTCTTATTATGCATAAATGATATAACTAGCGTTAACCCGATACGGAACATATCACGGTTATATATAGTATGAAAGCGCCGTTAAGGAAGCGCTAGTTATTAAATTTAAATAAAAGGATAATCAAGATGAAAAGAATTGAATTACTACAAGCAAAAGTTAAAGATTATACTATTATTAAAGAAGTTGCCTTCGATCACGTTAAAGGTCACCAATACGAAGTTAAGGATAATGCTACCGGCGAAGTAAGCATCAAGAATACCTTCGAACTTACCGGTCAAGAATTCACTTCGGCTAACGGTTACAAGAAGAAAACTGATCGAGTACTCAAGGACGATGCTAAGAACAGAACTCATGGTATGACTCGTACTCGATTCTACCGCATATGGAAACAAATGAAATCTCGTTGTAATAATCCTAGCCAGCAACAGTACGAAACTTATAGCAAAATCGGTTATGATGATCGCTGGGATACCTTCGAAAACTTCTATGATGATATGTATGATACATACGAAGAGGGCTTAACTATCGATCGTATCGATGGTACTAAACCTTATGGACCAGATAACTGTCGCTGGGCTGATCGTAGTATGCAACAACGTAACATGAAGTCTAACCGTAAAGTCGACGTTTGTGAAGGCGTCGAAGTTAAGTTAATCGATTTAACCGACGCGTATGGTATGAACAATAACACTGCTAGAAGCCGGTTAGATAATAGCCATTGGGAGCTAACTAGAACATTATGCATCCCGACTAAAAAAGATCCTTTCAACTTCAATGCGCTTAGCGAAGCTGCTCAAGTTGAATGGCTCCATAAATCTAATAAGCTTCTCGAATCTATCGTTGAAGATGCTGTTAATCAACTGGCGGCTATGGAAGAAGATCCTAATATTGCTTATCTTAAAAAACAAGGCATCATCGTCGAGATCGGTGAGTGCTAATCATAATCCTCTACCTGGGAAACTGGGTAGGGGATTTTTTTATGTCGGGGCGACGGCTAAGCTTGCTTCTTCTGAATATTAATACAGTGTCGTTCTGTATGATGAAGAATTAATCCTAGGATAAATTAATTAGCCCGATATCAAAACTCGCATACAGCTCAAATTTCGAAGTTTTAGAGGCATTGTAGAACCTGTACAACACGATAAGCGCGGGCCGAAGCTTTAGCTGAGTACAATTCAAAAATAAGCTCTGTACGGTGAATAGCATTACTCGATGATTAATCATACCGTGCACATAGTAAACGGCCCTTAGAAGCTAAATTTCGAAGTTTTGGAAGCATTAGAGGAATCCGGTATATGGTGCATCCTAATCAAGATATTTTGGTGCGCAGGATGTTATCAATCGCTCTAGGAGCGCTTGGGATGTTTCCAGCCCGAGGTGTACATGGTAGGCTCCCTCAGAGGGAGCTTCGTATCAACAATTCATTTAAAGGCTCTGTATGCGTTGTAAGGATGCCCTGGATAAGTTTGTATGATCTCGACTCAAAACGCTCTCAGAAGTCAAATATCGAAGTTTTATGAGTATTGTAGGAGGACGGGATATCTTGATTCTGTATTCAAACTTAGAGGGAAGCTGGGTTAAGAAGGTTAAATAACAATTGCTATTTAAATGCGCCATCTATTGTAACGAAGACAGCTTAATATCGTTTGTAGGATGTACGGTATTTCTGAGACCATGATTTTTCCGCTGGGGCCGAGGCGCTAGCCGAGTATGATGAAGGTTTTGTTCTTAGTATGCTATTGATAATATAGAACATACGTTCTTGGTATCAAACACTCGAGGGATGTGTTCGGGTTCAGAATATCCTGGCCCGCGAAAACCTTGTTTGATGCCCGCGTAGGATATCTTATTAGAAGCTTAAATTAGCCGCGCATGCTATTGCATTTATTATCTAAACCCGGGAGCAGCATAGGATACAAGAGCTTTAAGATCGAGAACATCTAGTGTCATTAAATAAGCTTAAATTCGCAGCGAGGTTTGTTAGATAAATGATTAAAGCATAGGGCCCGGGATTTCTTTCTTAATAGCAAAAATATCCTTACAGTAAACGTTTGAAATTGAATAGAATAATCCGCCGCCATGATTAAATCATTTATTATCTAACCTAACCTACGAAGCAAAAACATCTATATTAAATTATTAAAGCTATTAACACTAAATATCCTTCCTTAACCTTCGAAGCTTAAACATCCTATTTAAATAATTAGAGTCCGCGGGCAGGAAATATCCGAAGCTCTCCTAGAGAGATTCACCTTCAAAAACATCCTACACTAAATAACATCCTGGCCCGCGAAAAACTCATACCGATCACCATGATAAGGTTTTCTCCTCCAAACACTATCCATAAGTTTCTACAAGTTCCTACCATGTGCGTAATAACATAGTAGAGAACGTTTGTTATTTATTTACGGGAGCTACCGGGCTGGAAATATCCCAAGCGCTCCCGGAGCGATTACTGCTAACGTTATATGTCCTTCAAACACCATCCTACCCGGTAGCGTTTGATATGAATAACACATTCTAAAAAATCTTATTAGATTCTTCATCCTATCAACGCTAAATAAGATGTTCCGTATGTAATATATATTATGAGTGGCACAAACCTAATAGACTTCGTTTGATAACAGCGAAAACCAGCTTAACTTAATCCGCCAAGGTACGTTTCTTACCAAAGGTCGCTAGCGCTCCCCCTAATGAAACTATCTCGGTCGCTATCGCTCCCTTCGTCAGTTTCATTCATCTTAAAACTTCATCGAAATTTCATGTTAAAACTAACCCAAGCTACTAATCTCGTTTGTAATATATGTTTCGTAGAACGTTTTCAATAAGAGATATCGTTCGCTAACGCTCACTCATCTCTTATTTCAAGTTCTACTTCACATAGCCCTCGTCGACGGTATAACCCAGGCATCCGATCTTAATCGGTATTTGTTATTTCTAAAATTTAATATGTTATAAACTTGTCGACGACGGCATCCTATAGTATAATATAAGTATAGTAGATGGTTTTAATTTAAAAAAATAAAAAAATATGTGAATCCTATATATACTTATATAGGAGTAAGCGATAAAAAACATCAAAAATTCAGTAGTTATGCTGGTTCACTGGCATTATTTTTGTACTGCATATGGGTAAAGTTAAAAATAAATCGTTACCTATATGGGTAAGGTTATTTTAAAGAAAGAAGATTAGTAAAATGACAGATAAAGGATACAATATATTTAAAGATATTGATGAAAACATAAAAGCTAAATTAGACGACACCATTGATACTGATCCAATAGAAGATGAGTCCACAGACATTAAAGATGATCGATACTATAAAACTCTCGTGATTCCAGAGGAAGTTCGCAAAATTAGCGTATTTAGTAAAGATGGTAAGTTTATCAATCTTAATAATTTTACTGTACGAACTAATAGAATAGCTGTTAGACGTAATGAATTGTTAAGACGAATTAATGATATAGCAATTGATGAGGCAAAAAGCGCCGGAAAAAATCGATTAGATTTTGCTTCTTTTAAATCCGCAATTATTATGTTGACCGAATATTTAAATGTCGACAATATCGTGATAGGCGATAACAAGAGATATAATTATTTAAATGTTGATGGTCTAAAAGCTTTATTAGCTACAGATGATTTTGGTATGGCATCGTCTACGGCGACTATGTTTATTAGATGTGCTAAGAAGGCTAAAATTTTAAAACAAATTGGGAAAGGCAAGGCTGCTAAATTTATGATGAATCCAGCAATTCATCTAAATTCTTATTTTTTGCGAATTAGCACAGAAGTATTTTTTGAATTCCCATTAGATTCAGCCTTATATTTTAACAAAAAACAGTATAATTATTTGTGCACAATTACAATTCCAGCTTCTTCTCCAGAAGAAAAGAAACGATTAAAGGACGGTATCAATTATGGACTATAAAAAGACAATAGGAGATGCTGTATATAAAGCAATCGAAAATCACTTTATTATTGGCAATGATTACACATCCAAAGAATTAAGAGATGAATTCATTAAACATTTAAAAGTAGAATTGCCAGAATTTAGAGTATTGCAAGCAGCAATTATTGAAACTCCAGACGAATACAGTGAAAATTACTCAGCTTATGTTAAATTAGTTGATTTAAATAACAACAATTATAAAGCCGGCATATATGTAGGCGATACAGGAATTGAAGTTAATGTAGACGAGGTTAAATAGTGAAACCACAAATTATAGATAGAGAACAACAATACATTAATAGTATGAAGTCAATAATAACAAATGCTTTAATTAATGAAGATACTACTTTTGAATTAGGGACCAGTAAAAAAGATAAGAGTGAGATAGAGGCGCTATTAAGCGATATTTTATCTAAATCTCTTCCTAATTTATTTATTATAGATACTTTTATTATTAAATGTGAAAATAACAGTATTACATCGTGGTTTGCAATACTAGAAGACGAAAAATACCAATATCAAGCATCTAAAATGGTTGATTCTAATCAAATAATTGCTAATACAACATATTCAAGAAAAGAATATTTAAATAGCAATTTAAAATTACACTAAAATAGAGGTACGACCATGGAAGAAAGAATAATCTCTTTTACTGAAAAAGCCTTATTAGAATTTTATGAAGGCATGGAGGCTATAAGATCTTTGTTTACAGATAGAGATAATATTTATTCTCTTATTAATAGTAATAACCGACATAGTATTGAAGCTAAACTGAAGCAAATCCTAAATAAGACACGTTTAAATATTAAGCTATTAGGATTTAATACAAAGCAAAGAAAAAATGTAGTATTCGACGAGATGGAAATAGAAGCTATAAACATCTTCTTAAATCTTAATGATATTGATTATACTGTAAAAATCAGCATAGGATTAAGAGGCGATATTTCAGTAAGGACAAAACTTAACTTCAGTTTGCAGATGATGGAGAAAGTTAAAACTTCACTAAATCTTCATGATTGAATTAACCCGGGATGCAACTCCCGTTTGTAATATATGTTGTGAAAGGCAACAGCGATAAAACTTAATATTAATTCACTAAAGCACTGTTTCCAATCCTACGCAGTGCTTTTAGTTTACCCAGATCGCGATCGGCGCCTTAATACATCTTATTATTTAACCTTTATATCTTATATAACTAATAATATGAAAACTAATAACATATATCCTATTAATACTCCTTATACAAAAGAACAAGAGACTGCATTATTTAATGAATATTTCAGTACTCCTTCTTCTAGAATAAAGAAATCGATCAAAGATAAGATCGTACTCAACCAGGTATCCCAAGTTATGAGTATAGCTAAAACCTTCCGCGATTCTGACGACATTGACGACCTAATCCAAGAAGGTATGGTAGCCGTGCTAATAGCTTTTAATAAATACAACCCAGATCACGATACTAAGTTTTCAACTTATGTCCGTCCAGCAATTAATGGCCATTTAATCCGGTATTTGCAAAAGAATAAGACGTTACGACTTCCGGACCGGACGCCTAAGATTCTTAAGCAAATTAATAAGGCCAAAGAACTACTAAGCAGAATTGAAAAACGCATAACTACTACAAATATTGCTGAGTTAACTGGGCTCGATGAACAACAAATCATCGACATCCTTAACGGTATTCAACTAGTCGAACTTAATAAGTTGAATGATGAAGGTGAAGAATTAATCAATACAATCGAGGATCCGACCACGATAGAGGCTTTTAATAGCGTCGTTTCTTCTACTCTTGATTTAAGCTCTTTAACCGATGTTCAACAACAGATTATTATGCGCGACTTCTACGATGGATACACCGACGAAGAAATAGCTGAACAACTTAACATCGCTATCGCTACTGTAAAACAAGAAAAGCTAAAAGCACTCGATACTTTGAGATACACACTAGAAAGGAACTAACTATGGAAACATTGAAAGTAAGAAGACCTCTTCCTGGCGAAGAAGAGGGTGTACTTCGCAACGATAAAGAAGTAACGATCGTATCCAACGTGCTAGTTAATTTTATAAATACCTGGGTATGTATAACGTCTATCCTGGCCATATACTCGTTTTATTCGTTTTTCTTTAAATAAAAGGTACCAATCATGAAATACACTCCTACGCAAAAACAACAAATTAAGGACCTACTTGATAATTCCGTAGATTATGTAGTGGAACCATTATTCGGCGAACAGAAGCCATACTACAACACAGCCTTAGCTAGACAATATATGGAACGATATCGTGATCTAGCACTCGAAATAAAACGATCGAATTCTCTTACACGATTATACGATCAAGATATCTCGAAACTCGACGATAAGCAGCTTAAAGAGATGTTAAAAGAGTATAAGGCTGACGAATTAAGGCTCCAAAAACAATACATCGATACGCAGCAAGAAATAGCTAATACGATTAAACGTGTACCAGATGCACGCTATCGATTATTACTTACGAATTACTACCTTAATAATATTTCATTAACAGTACTGGCTACTACGTTTCAGACATCGCGATTCAACACTGGCTGTTCCTTTAGAGCAATTAAAATGGCTGTTGTTGAAGCTCTAAAACAAGTATGTGAAGTATTACAAGGAGAGCAATAATGGATAGCGAATTAATTATTATTGTAGCGTTTGTATTATCTGGAATATTTGTTCCACTGTTCCTTATCAGTGTTTTTTAGAAAGAAGCGGTCGCATATTAGAGTGCGGCCGCCTTTTTAATTTCATTAGCTTCATTATTTAACACTACATCTAATACACTAATAACATCATATTTAAATAAAATAATTTCTAATTTGCTTCCCCTTACTTCCCCTAACTTCCCATATAGCGCGTAATAATATATATGTAAGGAATAATAAATTAATTCATCCATTTCTTTTCATCTACTACTATATATTAATTCCTACCTTACAATGTAAAAATCATATTTAAGCTTCCTACTATTTTTGCAACAAGATTTTTTTTCATGATTCCTCCTTTCTAGAAAAGCGCCCTCTCTAAACAAGAGGGTTCTTTTTTTTACCTTACTAACCAAACATACATTCGTAGTTAATCACTTAATAATAACTACTATATATATACATTTAATTACAACGAAAGAGGTGAGTTCCATCGCAATAACGCAAGACTCCCGAGGAAGAATCGTTGTGGATGGGTATACACTCACTCCTAAACAAGCCAGGTTCTGTGAAGAATATGTTTCTAACGGAAATGTTATTAATGAAGCCGTTATTAAAGCTGGTTATTCAAAATCCAGTCCATCGGTCGTTAATAACATGGGCCTAGAAAACCTTAATAAACCTGCCTGCAAGGCTTACATAGCTGAATTACAACAACGATTCAGACAGACTACAGATCATAGGGTAGCAACCATAGAAGAACGTCGTAACTTACTTACACAATGGATATACAGCGACGACGTAAGATACAACGATAAACTCAAGGCACTCGACATATTAAACAAAATGGATGCCGCTTATGAACAACGTATCAAAATGGATACGACAATTAATAATCCGATTCAGTCCCTTACGACAGAAGAGCTTCGATCTCTAATTGAGAAAGAACACGATTAACTTAGCCTATGTATTTTTAATCACATACGAACACATACGAACACCAAAAGGAGGTGATACGAATCCAAACTACAGGCCAAATGAGAATGACACCAGAGCTTAAACAACGTCTTCAATACGAAGCACGTTTAGAGTTAGCTAGGCGTGACTTCTTCGATTATTGTGAATTGATGGCTCCAGACTTCTATAAGCGGTCGCGCCAATATCTTATTTATTTAACCTCTGTACTTCAGAATTTCGTAACACACTCCAATAAGAAAGTATTAGTCGTATCAATGCCACCACGATCTGGTAAATCTAGAACAGCTACTAAATTCGTAGAGTGGTATCTCGGTAAAGATCCAACACAAAAGATAATGACAGGATCCTATAACGAGACACTATCGACTCAATTCGCTAAGTCCGTCAGAAATGCTATACAAACCAATAAAGCTGATCCTTATATCCCGGTCTACTCCGACGTATTTCCCGACGTAAAAATTAAACAGGGTGACGCAGCTATGAATATGTGGAGCCTCGAAGGTCAATATTCGTCTTACCTTGCTACTTCTCCTTCGGGTACGGCAACCGGTTTCGGGTGTTCCTTAATGATTATCGACGACGTTATTAAGAATGCTCTCGAAGCTAATAATCAACTTACGAAACAAGCTCACTTCGAATGGTTCACGAATACAATGTTATCTCGTTTAGAAGAGGGTGGCAAAATAATTATTATTATGACACGCTGGGCTTCCGACGATTTAGCTGGACGTATTATTAATCACTTTAAAGACGATGCCGAGGTCGTATCACTTAAAGCACTCCAAGATGACGGTACGATGTTATGTGACGAAGTATTATCCCGTGAGTCTTACGAAGAGAAGAAGAAGCTAATATCGCCCGATATTTTTTATGCTAACTACCAGCAAGAACCGATCGACCTTAAAGGACAGCTGTATTCTTCATTAAAGACTTACGATACACCTCCTCAATTCGAACGTATCGAAGCATATACCGATACAGCAGATACGGGTAGCGATTATTTATGTTCGATTATATACGGTGTTTATCAAAAAGAAGCCTACATACTCGACGTCATTTATACTAATGATCCGATGGAGATAACAGAACCTTTGGTAGCTAAACATCTCTACGAATATAAAGCTAATATTGCTCACATCGAATCAAACAATGGCGGCCGAGGCTTTAGCCGACAAATCATTCATTATCTAACTAATACCTATAATACAAACTACACTACGATAAAAGCTTTCCATCAATCTAAGAATAAACAATCCCGTATTCTTTCAAATGCTACATGGGTTATGGAACATATTTACTTCCCGTATAACTGGCATAACAAATATCCAGATTTTTATAAAGCCATTACAAGCTACCAACGTGAAGGCAAAAACCTCCATGACGACGCTCCTGATGCTTTAACCGGTGTAGCAGAAAAGATTAATACACAAACACCGACATTCGAATTTATGTAAGAAAGGACCCTAATGCTAAACGAAGAATGGAACGATATCATACGCAAGCATGCCGGTATGTCCGAGTCCCAATTCGTGCAAGCCGAACTCGAAGCATTTCTTTTCTCGAAGAAACGTCAAGAGATACTCCAAGCACGTAACTACTATCAAGGTAAACATAAACTACCAGAACACGTAGTTATGGACTCTAACGGCAACCCGACCGATGCGAAAGGTACGATTCCTAATAACAAGATTATTAATAACCTATTCGATGATTTAGTCGATCAAAAGACTAATTATCTCCTCTCTAAGCCTATCGACGTTAAATCCTCAACAGATCTATCCGATTTCTTTAATAAAAACTTCCAACGGACGCTAAAAAACCTCGGTAAAGATGCTTATATCGGTACGATAGCTTACCTACATCCATATATCGATAATCAAGGCAACTTCAAATTAAAACGAATGAAGCCCGAATTCGTTATCCCGCTATGGCACGACGAAGAGCACGATTCACTCGATGCTTTTATTTATTTTTATGAATTCGAAGTATATATGACACCTAAGACTAAGACTTCTTTTTATAAAGTCGAATACTATAAACCAGAAGGCGTCACTTACTACGATTACATCAATGGAACACTTCAGCCAGATACGACTAAGCAATCTAAACCTTATATTCAAAGTAGCGGCCTTTCTTATAACTGGCAATCGGTTCCCTTAATCTGGTTCCGATCTAATTCAGAAGAAGTACCGTTACTTTCTAAGATTAAGCCACTACAAGACGCGCTTAATCAGATGTTATCCAATTTTGCTAACGTTATGTCTCAAGACGTTCATAATACGATCCTCGTTATCAAAGGTTATGACGGTGAGAACTTAGCTAATTTTAGGGAACAGCTAGCACGTTATGGAGCGATTAAGATCACGTCTTCTCCAGAATTCGAATCTGGTGTTGAAACGCTGAATATCGAAGTTAATGCTTCTAACTATGAAACGATTATTAAGCTTCTTGAACGAGCTATTATCACGAATGGTCGAGGCTTCGATGCTAAAGATGATCGGATGGCCAATAATCCTAACCAGATGAATATTAATTCAATGTATTCCGATATTGATCTCGATGCTAACGAAATGGAAACCGAATTCCAGGCATCACTCGAGCGCCTATTAACATTCATTAATGCATACCTTTCATTATCTAACAAGCCCGTATCCAGTGACGTAGTATTTATATTTAACCGAGACTTACCATTAAATCAATCTGAATTAATCGATGCATGTCGTAACTCTACCGGTATTATCTCGGAAGAAACGATAGTCGCTAACCATCCATGGACTCTCGATACAAAAGAAGAGCTTGAACGTATTAAGAAAGAACGTAACGAGGTACTAAACAATGACGTACTGGGAACAACGCTTTCTTAATTTAAAGGAAGATGGCTTACACGTAGCACAGTCCTCTTACGAAGATCTAACTTCGATCTATGCGTATTCTTTAAATAAATACGAAAACCAGATAGCCGGTTTTATTCAAAGATACGCTAACTCTAATAATCTCTCCCTTGCCGATGCTAAGAGACAGTTATCGGCACGAGAATTAAAAGACTTTAAGATAACGCTTAAACAATATATTAAGCTAGCACAACAAAAGAACCTATCCCCGAAACAAATTAAGCTTCTTGAGAATGCTTCCTTACGAGCACGTTTGTCTCGCCTAGAAGAATTATGGATTCATACTTCACAGTTTGTCGAAATCTTAGCACAAGAACAGCATACAAGCGTAAGCGATGCATTAAATAAAGTTTATAACTCGACTTACTACGAAGCCGCATATCTTACACAATCAATACAAGGGCAATATCAGACATTTAGACAAATCCCTAAGAAAGCAATTCAAGAAGCTATTAATACACCGTGGAATGACCAAGATTTCTCTCAACGGATCTGGGATCAACGAGATAAGCTAATCACTAAGCTACAGCAAGAGATAACACGTTCCTTAATTGCTCAAGAACCGACAGAACGTATTACGGAACGTGTCTCTCAAGCATGTAACGTACAGATGTCGAATGCACGACGTCTCGTCGAAACAGAAGTAGCTTACGTTCAAGAATTAGCACTTAATAATACTTTCAAAGAATTAAATGTTAAACAATATCAGATACTAGCAACCCTCGATAAACATACATCGTCCGTATGCCGTCATTTAGATAAACACATCGTCGATCGTACCGACTTTAAGCCTGGTATTACGGCTCCACCGTTCCATCCTTATTGTCGTTCTACGATGATACCGTATGTACCGCTAACACAAAGGGCATCACGACCAGATCAGAAGACGGAATATGTACCCGATATATCTTATGAGGAATGGCAAGCTACATACCTAAAGTAGCGCCGCTATAACACTATCATTCATTTATTTAACCCTTGTCTTTTTAAGTGTACTAAAGACGATAAAGAATAATACACTAAATCCTTTAAATAACTTGTGAGATGTGACTCACGAAAATAAAACGAATTCATTATAGGAGATTAACTAACAATGACAAAAGAAGAATTACTTGCACTTAATCTAACAGAAGAACAAGCTACAGCAATTATCGAGGATTATGGCAAAAACTATGTAACAAAGTCTCAGTTTAATGAGAAAAACGAAAAATATAAGCAATTAAAATCCGAGATCGAAACCACAAGAAGCGAAATTAATAAACTAACCGAATCTGAAACAGCTAACGAAACACTTAAAGCCCAGATTAAAGAATTACAAGATAAAGCCGCTGAACGTGATACTCAATATGCGCAACAAATTAAAGATATGCAAGTCGATAACGGTATCAACACCGCAATTCTTCAATGCGGCGTAAAGAATCCGAAAATTTTAACTTCCTTATTAAATAAGCAAGCTATCGAATTAAAAGAAGACGGCACTATCACAGGCCTTACCGAACAAATCGAAGCTTTGAAACAATCGGATCCTTATTTATTCGCCGAATCTAAACCAGTCGGTGTCGTACCTGGTGAATCTAACGCTAACCCTAATCCTGGTATTACGAAAGAACAGTTTAACAAAATGTCTTACAAGGACAGAGTAGCATTACAGGAAAGTGACCCGGCCCTCTACACTGAATTATCTAACTAATTATTTAACAAGGAGACCATCTAACAATGGCTAACGAAACAAAACTCGCTAATATTATTAATCCACAAGTTATGCAAGATATGGTATCTGCTGGCTTGCCTAAAGCATTAAAATTCACACAATTCGCAGCAGTAAACGAAGATCTTAAAGGTGTTCCTGGTGACACTATCACTATTCCAGTATGGGCTTATATCGGTGCAGCTGAAGACGTTGCAGAAGGTGCAGAAGTATCTACTACTATTATGACTGCTTCCACTAAACCTGTACAAATTAAAACAGCTGGTAAAGCAATTACATTGACAGATAAAGCAGTTAACTCTGGTTTAGGTGATCCTGTAGGTCAAGCTACTCATCAATTATCTTTGTCTATGGCAGATAAAATCGATAACGACGTATTGGCAGCTCTAGGTACTACTACTTTGGTAGCTACTTCCGCCAAGGCGATCTCTTATGAAGGCGTTGTAGCAGCAGTCGATAAATTGAACGAAGAAGGTAACACTGATAAAGTTCTTTTCGTAGCTCCTTCTCAAGTAACTACTCTTCGTTTGGACCCTAACTTCATCGATCGCAATAAATATAATGCCGACGTAATGATTAACGGTGAAATCGGTATGATCGCTGGCTGTCGTGTAGTTGCATCTCGTCGTATCGATGATTCCAAAGCTACTATCGATAACTTCATCGTATGTTTGACTCCAGAAGTCGAAGACGGTACTCCAGCTCTTCCAGCAGTAACTATCTATACTAAAGCTGAAGCTATGCTCGAAACTGAACGCCATGCTAAAGCATTATCTACTGATGTAGTAGTATCTGCTCACTATGCTGTAGGTTTAACAAACGAATCCAAAGTAGTAAAAGCAACATTCAAAAAATAATAAGGGTTAAATAATCATGGATAACATAAAAGAACTTATTCGCTTCACGACTCATTTTAATGTGACTCCCGAATACGACAACGTTCTTCAGTACATCTATGATACGGAACGGCAATATCTTCTCAATATCTTAAACGATGAAGAGTTGCCGTCCGAACTCTCTGGACTGCTCGATAAAAGAGTAGCCGCAAGGTTTATCGACCATCATAAAGATATGATTCTTAAAGAAGCCGATCTTCAACCGATCACCAGATTAAAAGAGGGTGATACGGAGATTGAATTCGGCGGCGATAATACCTTACATTATTTAACTTCTCTCATATCCAAATGGACTTCCTTAGAAGGTACAGATATAACATGTTATCGCAAATTAAAATGGTAGCTCGTCAACATTTCGAGCGTTTATACCAAGATACATGTATCCTTACTGAACAGAAGAAAGCCATTCAAGATCCTATCACTGGCATAATTAAGAACGGCGAACTCGAAGCAATTAGTTACCCTTGTCGAGTGTCGTACAAGACGCTTCAATCTAACGATATTGTTAATAAGCTACCATCGTCTTCTCAAATCGTAGTCTTATTCATTTCGCCCGACATCGATATTAAGCCAGGTACCGATATCGAGATAATCCGTAACAACCGACATTTCGCTTACACAGCTTCCTCACAGGTGGCGTTATACGATACTCACCAAGAGATTCAGTTAACGCTTAAGAGTAAACATAATGGCTAACGTTACAGTCGATCTTTCGGGATTCGAAGAATTATTAAAGAAGACTCAAGAGATTCAAAATAATATATCTTCCCTTAACGAAGAGATCACCGACAACTTAGCACAACATTATTTAGCCGAAGCTATAGCGAATACTCCAGTCGGAGCGCTAGCGATATCGCCAGACGGTAAATACCGTTCAGAATCGGAACACATGAGACGATCGTGGGAAGCAGAACGTATTAACGATACTACCGTTAAAGTACAGAATTCGGCTTCCTATGCATCGTATGTAAACGACGGCCACCGACAACGACCAGGACGTTTTGTTCCCGTATTGGGTAAACGTCTTACGAAGTCGTTTGTTAAGGGCCTACACATGCAAGAGAAGGCAGAAGCGGCTACGAGAAGAGCTTCAGATACGATTATGAAGAACGCGCTCGACGACTACTTATCAACGTGGAACAAATAATGAACTATATTAACGAAATCATCGACGGCATAGCTAAATCATTATTTAACTCTTTTAAATATCCTATATATATCGACGAGATTAAATCAGATGCACAATTCCCTTGTTTCGTTATCGAAACATTAAATACAGAACAGACACATATCATGGATGTACGTTATAACCGACGTAACGACTTCGATATTATGTTCTTTATTTCAGATGACGATTATATCGAGTCTCAGAAGGAACAGATTAACCCCGTTACCGAGAGCTTATATTTCGACTTAGAGTATATAACACTCTCTGACGGATCACTCCTTAACGGCATCGATATGAGTCACCGTATCACGGACGGCATCTTACATTTTAAAGTCTCTTATGAATATCATATCTTAAAAGTGTTAAATAAAGATCCTATGCTTACATTAAATCAAAATCAAGAGGTAACTTACAATGCCAAGAACAAAGAAAACTGAAGAAGTGACGAACGAAGTGAGTGAAGTAGTAGAAAGTACTACTGTTCCAGTTGCTACTTTTAGTCCAGAAGTAATCATTGCTTCTGATCGTTTTAAACAATACGCTGACTTAATTGCCGCTGTCATCGAAGATCGTGAATACAGCATCGAAGAGGTCGAAGCTTTACTACAAGATACTTTAAATAAACCGGTCATTGAAGTTTTCAATGACGAAATCTTTAACGATTAATTTTTTAAATAAAGGAGAACTACTCAATGGCATTAGGTGGCGGTTACTGGCTATTTCAAAATAAAACTTTGCCAGGCGCATATATCAATTTCGTGTCCAAAAATAAAGCATTTGCCGAAATCGTAGATCGCGGTTATGCGACTATGGCACTTTCTTTAGACTGGGGCGAAACTAATAAAATCGTGCGTGTCGAACAAGAAGAGTTCCAAAAGGACTCCGTTAAAATCTTCGGTTACGATTATGCTCACGAAAAAATGAAAGGTCTTCGTGACTTATTCATCAATACTAAAACTCTTTACTTATATCGCTTAAACTCTGACGCAGTTAAAGCACAATCTACTATCGCTACAGCTACGTGCGGTGGTGTACGCGGCAACGATATCGCAGTCGCAGTTACAGCCGATATTAATGATGCTTCTAAATTCGTAGTGACTACATACTTGAAAACAGATGGCGTCGTAAAGAAAGTCGACGAACAAACTGGTCTATCTACACCGAAAGACCTCGTTAACAATGCATATGTAACATTTAACGAAATGTCCGCATTCACAGCTCAAGCAGCTACTTACCTTACTGGTGGTACTAATGGTACAGCTGTACAAGCATCTGACTATCAAAAGTATATTGAATTGATCGAGCCGTTCTACTTCAACGTATTAGGTTATACTGGCTCCGATACTACGATTCAAAACTTGTTTATCGCATTTGCGAAACGTACTCGTGAAACTACCGGTCAAAAATTCCAAGTATGTCTTTATAACAATACGAAAGCTAATTACGAAGGCGTTATTTCCTTAGCTAACAAAGTAACAGATAGTGGCGCTGAACCTGGTGCTGGTGTATATTGGCTAACTGGTGCAGAAGCATCTTGTCCTATTAATAAATCTCTAACTAATAAAATTTACGACGGCGAATATAACTTCAACGTTCAATATAAACAATATGAATTAGAACAATTTATTAAAGGTGGCCAAATCGTATTCCATAACGTAGCAGATTCTGCATCTGGTAACGTTAAAGGTAACACTCGTTTGTTATCCGACGTTAATACATTTACTGAATTCTCTAAAGAACGCACTAAAGACTTCGCTCTTAACCAAGTAATTCGTGTTCTCGATAACTCCGCATACGATGTAGCTCGATTATTTAACAATTACTATCTAGGTAAAACACCTAACGATAAAGATGGTCGTATTGCATTGTGGAACGATATCGTTAAATTGTTCGAAGATTATGCTAAAGTACGTGCAATTAAAGAATTTGAATCTAAAGACGTTCAAATTCCGACAGAGGGCGACGAAAAGGGTTCCGTAGTCGTTAACTACGAAATTAACCCGACAGTCGCTATGGATAAATTGTATGCTACTTGCTACGTTAAATAAGGAGTTAAATAATGGCAGATAAAGCTCAAACTATGTTAGCAAAAGACGTTATTCGTGCAGTCGAAGCTCGTGCTTATATGACTATTAACGGTAAACGTCGTTTGTTATTGAACGCTAAAAAAGTCACTATCAAAGTCGATAAAACTAAAGAAGAAGTGGCTATTTTAGGTCGTATCACTAAAGGCAATAAATCTACTGGTGCTAAAGGTACTGGTTCTATGACTGTATACGACAATACACCGATCTTTACCGAGCTCATGCTCGACTTCATGAATCACGGTAAAGACGTATACTTCGATCTTCAAGTGACTAACGAGGATTCCGATAGTGCAGCTGGCTCTCGTACAGTTATTATCAAAGGTGTTAATATCGACAACTTTGATTTAACGTTAGCCGATGCTGACGGTAAATATTTGGAACAAGACGTAGACTTCACATTCGAAGGTCTTGAAATCCCAGAAAACTTTAAAGAATTAGACGGTATGCAAGCCTAATTCCACGTAAATCTTAGATAAGGGGCCTTATGGCTCCTTATTATTCTATACAAGGAGATTAACCCTCTATGGCAGATATCAAAAATATGTCCTTAAACGGATTCTTTAAATCTAACGCTAAGTCTTTACCCGATGTAAAGGTAGTCGTATCTGAACGTTTTACCGATCAAGACGGTAATCCGATCGAATGGGTACTACATCCTATTAGCACTAAACTAGTCGAAGAAATTACGAAACGTAATACTAAAACTACTATTAAAAACGGCAAAAAAGAATCTACTGTTAACGAAGAAAATCTTAATGCAGAACTTCTCGAAGCTGTCGTATTGTATCCATCTCTTAACGATGCCGAACTACAAGATTCTTATGGTGTATCCTCCGCTAACGAATTGTTAGGCGCTATGTTGTACCCTGGCGAAACACAAGTATTAACAGCTGCGCTTCAAGAAGTAATGGCTGGTAGTAAAGCTAACGATATCGACGAATTAAAAAACTAATAGAGGAGAATCCCGAGGCATATCTCTACCATAGGGCCCTCCAAGATTTACATATACGTCCGCTCGAATTAAACTCAATGGACGAACAGGAACGCAATTTTATATTTGCTTCCCTTGCCATGAGAGAGAAAGAGCGGGCTCACATCTCTAAAGAATTAAAACGAAATAAATCAGGAGTAGAATATGTCTACACTATCTAACACGATAAAGTTAAATAACGGTGTTTCTCCTGTCTTAAAAGATATAACTCAAACGGCTGGTTCTGCTTCGTCTAGTATGTCGAATTTTGCTCAACAAGTAACACATACTGGTAATGCCGCCAATAATGCACATGGCTCTTTATCTAACCTTAAAGCTATATTCTTAGGTTCTCTCGGTGCTAATATAGCAGCTGCCGCTATTCAAAAAGTCGGTGATGCTATCGGCCATGTATTCGATATGGCACAAGAGTTTTCATCGATTCAAGCCAGACTCGGTTTAATAGTCGGTGAACAAGGGAATGTAGCGGCGTTAAATAAAGAGATTTATGAATCGGCCCGAAGATCTCGTACTGAATATGCTTCTATGGCTGAAACAGTAGCTACGTTATCACAATCGGCTCACGATGCTTTCCCAGACCCTAAAGAAGCCGTCGATTTTGCTGAAAAAATTAATAAAGTAATGGCTATCGGTGGTACGACTGGCGAAAATAAAAAGAATGCTATGATCCAGTTAACACAAGGTCTAGCTTCTGGTCAGTTACAAGGCGATGAATTTAGAAGTATAGCCGAAAATGCTCCGATGATCGAGAACATCATAGCCAAAACTATGGGTGTTTCTCGTGGTGAATTAAAGAAACTAGCGTCCGAAGGTAAAGTTACAGCCGAAGTTATTAAAAAGGCTATGACAGATAATGCCGACGAAATTGAAGCAGCATATCGTAAATTGCCACATACATTCGCTGATTGGGCCACCGATATTAAGTCGGTCGCAGAATATGCATTTGCTCCATTATTCGATGCTGTTAATGAGTTAGCTAATTCACCAGAATTTAGACAATTTGTCGATAGCATAGAAAATAATATCCAGTATATAGCGCCTATTATTAAAAATGTATTCAATGAAATATCGTATGCATTTAAGCAAGTATTAACGACAGGTCAACAAGTATTTGGTTGGCTACAAGAAAATGCATGGTTCGTACACGGTGCTTTATTTGCATTAGCTACCGTAGCTCTTGTTTATGCTGCTAACTGGTTAGTGGCTACAGCTTCTACCGTAGCGGCTAGTATTGCACAATGGGAATTAAATACTGCTATGTTAGCTTGTCCAGCAACCTGGGTAGCACTCGCTATTATGGGTATTATCGGTGCATTATATCTCGTTATCGATATGTATAACGAATGGGCTGGTACTACGTATACAGTAGTCGGTGTAATTGCCGGTGTATTCGGTGCGTTATGGGCTATCATTTATAACCAAATTGCCTATATCTGGAATGTCTTTATTATCTTCGCTAACTTTATATCCGATGTATTTAATAATCCGGCTAAGGCTATACAAAATTTATTTAAACGCTTATGGAATAACTTAGTCGAATTTGCTGTACAGGGTATTAATGCGATGCTCGGCGTTATGAAACAAGTACCGTTCCTTAAAAATTTATTAGACGGTGTCGGTAATGTCGTAGCTTCCAGATTCCAAGTACAAGTCGATGCTGGTGCATTCGACGACTATAAATTAGATTCTAAGAATATATTAGGTACAGCTAGTGACTGGCAGAATGCTGGCGATGGTTTAGTCGGTAAAATTAGCAACATCTTTAATCCTAGTCGACCGAATATAGATACTGATACACAAGAGTCTAATAGCGATAAACGTAGTGCAGTAGCCGATGCTGCTAAAGACACAGCTAAGAATACGAAGAAGACTGCTAAGAATACAGCAAAAACTGCTAAAGCATTACAGTTAACAGCCGACGAAATTAATACGTTAAATAAAGGCATTATGAACGATGCTATTAAGTCCTGGTCTCAACGTACTATCCACTTAAACGTAACAAATAATAATAACATCGACTCTTCTGTCGACTATAACGACTTTAGTACTAACTTCGCTAACGGCCTAGTAAATGCATTCCAACGTAACACTGGGGAGGCTTTAACATAATGTATTATTTTTACTTAGACAACCTCCAAATTCCGATCCCGCCTAAATCACTCGATATTTCTTATAGCAATAAGAACGAAACAGTCGACTTATTACAGACCGGTGAAGTAACGATACCGAAGCCTATGGGTTTGACTGAATATTCATTCGAGATCCTGTTACCGAATAGCAAATATCCGTTTAATCAGTCTTTATTGGAGAAGAGTAAAAAAGCTGAATACTACGCTAATAAAATACACGGTATGAAATTAGCCGGTAATCCGGTTAAATTTACCGTAGTCCGTATGAAGCCTACTGGCGAAATGCTGAGTATGATCACGGAACGAGTTACGATCGAGGACCTCGAAACTAAGGAAGATCACGATTATGGCTTCGATATGTATATAAGTATCAAACTCCGTCAATGGAGAGACTACGGCACTAAGAAGCTCGTGATCGAAGAAAATAAAGACGGCACTGCTAACGCTTCCGTTAAGACAGAACGTCCGACCGATAAAGTACCCGCTAAGGAAGTTAAATCTCCTAACGGTTTTAATAAAGCAACTCTACAAAGAGTGGTTAAACAACAATTTGGCAATACGAATAATTTATTTAAAATTGCCGCGTTAAATAAAATTGGAGTACCTTGTTATTTAGGTGCGACACAAGCCTTAAGTATGTATAACGAAGGGAAGGGGAATGACGCATGGACGAATTTAATTCTCAAAAAATAACACATGCTCCCTTACGTGTTAACTACGAGTTACTCGTTATGCACGACCGAAAGGATATGTACATACTAGATCCGCAAGACGGGGTTACGCTAGACCGTAGCCCTGACCTTGCTCCGGCTAAATTATCTTTTAAAGTATTTAAAGATAAAGTACTGAATATCGAAGAAGGCGACCTCATTAACCTTAAAGTTAATGGTGAGCTCGTATTTGTCGGCTACATCTTCGAGAAGAAACGCTCTAAAGATAACTTCATCGAAGTAACGGCATACGATCAATGTCGTTATTTAAAATCGGAAGGCTACTATGTGTTTAAGGGCGAGAAAACGGCTTCTGAATTAATTAAAGCTCTAGCCGAAGACTTAGCTATTAAAGTCGGCGATATTAGTCCGACCGTATATAAGATTAAATATATTTACGACGGCAAAACGTATCAAGATATTATCCTCGATATGTTAAAACAGACTAATATTTACTCTCCTAAGATACCGGTTATGAAGCCTTTAAAGAAGTCGACCGATAGTAATTTTACGGCTCCGAACGGTACCTATTACGAGCAAAACGATATTAAGTATTTAACCGATCACGGCTATAAGCAAGAGGACGCATTAGCCGAACTTGCTAAATCGCCTAAATATAAGGTTAAAACCTGGGATGCGACTCAAAATGCTAAGATGGCTCCTCCTAAACGAGATTCAGATTCCGATAAGCTGGCTCCTAACGGTACGTATTACGAGAAAAACGATATTAAATATCTTACGGATCATGGGTATACCGAAGAGGCGGCGATAGCTGAATTATCTAAATCTGACAAATATAAGGCTAAAGAATCCGAAATGAAGGAACGTAAGCCTGTATTCTTAGCATATGACGATAAAGGCCTTTTAGTCGTTAAAGAACTTAACGATATGATAACCGATATTCTTATCGATGCTACTCAAGTCGGTGATTACGAATATACTTCATCGATCGAAAATACATTTACCCAAGTCTTAGTAGTCCGTGAAGCTAAGGCTACCGAGAACGGTGAAGAAACTAAGAAATTCTGGCGTACTGGGGCAGCTTATGCGAAGAACGAAACTCAGAAATGGGGCGTACTTCAGAAGGTGTTTAAGCCCGACGATAAGAAGACTAATGCTATCGAATATGCTAAGAATTTACTCGATACGTTAGCACGAAAAACGCATACACTACGCTTAAAAGACTGCTTAGGTCATATCGAAATACGACCTGGTTCCGGTATCTGGTTAAACTTTAATATCGGTGATCAGATCATTAATGAATTAGTATACGTACAAGCCGTTACTCATAAATTTAATAACAATAAACATTTAATGGATATGGATATTATCTACTTCGATAAACAACAACCTGAGATTACGGTCGAGGATAGAGGCGACGAAGAAATTCGTAAGCGTATCCAAGCTATGAACAAGAAATCTGGCGGTACTTCTAAAGGTACTGGTAAAGCTGGTAATGCTACGAATGCTGGTGTACAAGCTGGCTTCGATTCTATCACTGGTACTACTTCTGCTTATGGCGATGTAGGCTGTGTCGATAGAGCAACAGCTGGTGGTTCTTACTATAATAGCGATTTAGCCGATGCGTATAACGCCGGTATTAAAGATGTACCTGGACTTAAGACATTTATAAATGGTCGTGGTTATGCGATCGAATCTTATACTGGTGCTGCTAACCCTGGCGATATCCTTATCTATGACGGCGATGAACATGTCGTTATAGCCGACGGTGCTGGTGGCTGTGTCGGTAATAGTACTAAAGCTGGTTCAGTTATTCATTACTCCGATGTTAACTATGCTTACCATAATGGTGTAGCTCCGACTCATATTATTAGAACAGGTGTTAAATAATGGATAATGATTTTAATAAGATATTAAGCGTCATTAAGTCGGCGGCCGTTACGGCTGTCGAGAATACGAAACCGGCTACGATGTTAATCGGTGTAGTCGTTTCAGAAGCTCCACTCGAAATAGCACTCGATTCTACCTTAATTATTCCAGAAGACCATATCATGTTAACTAAAAATACGTGTGAATGGACGATGGAAATGAGTGTCGACCATATAACCGAAAATAGAAGTGGTGGCGGCGGTTATGCAGAATTTGCTAGCCATAATCATGAGTATAAAGGCCGCAAGAAGTATCTAGTACATAACGGTCTTAAGGTCGGCGATAAGGTATGGTTATTCCAAGAAACTGGTGGTCAGCGCTATATAGCGATTGATCGTGTATATAATCCGAATACGGGGTGTACGACTAAATAATGGCACTAACTCCTATGTCTAGTTATAACCAACTTGATAGCAGTTTGGTTACAAAGAAACAGACTTCTAATACCTTCAGAGTCAGATACGAAGACGATTATAAAATCATCGGTATGTGTGACGACTATGAAGCAATGAAACAAGCTATTTTTAAAATTATTAATACAGAACGCTACAAATATTTGATATACGACTGGGATTATGGCATCGAATTAAACGATTTAATAGGCGAAGCTATCCCTTATGTATATGCCGAAATTCAAAGACGTATCACGGAAGCATTATTAGCTGACGATCGAATCGATAAAGTATACGACTTTAATTTCTCGAATAATGGTGGCGATGTATTATGTGTATTCTCGTGCGATACTATTTACGGCACGATTAATGATATATATAAAGAGGTAACAGACTATGTACGAAAATAAAACTTATGAAAATATATTAGCTGATGCCTTATTCCGAACTGAAACTAAATACGATAAACGACAAGGATCCATGATATATGACTCATTGGCTCCTTTTTCTTTTGAGTTAGCTGAAGCATATATTATGGCACAAGTGATTTTAAGACAAACGTATGCTAAAACAGCTGACCGAGCTTTTTTAGAATTAAGAGCACTTGAATTTAATATTGTACCTCGTGAAGCTACGGCTGCCGAAGTGAAAGGTGTATTCGATCGAGCAGTCGATATCGGTACTCGGTTTAACTTTGAAGACCTTAACTTTAGGGTGACCGACGTAATCGATTTATCTAAAAACGAATTTAAATTAATATGTGAAACGCCTGGTGCTAAAGGTAACTACTGTATAGGACGGATCACTCCGATTAATACGATCCCGGGTTTGCAAAATGCCGAAATTAAGGAAGTATTAGTACCGGGGCAAGACGAAGAAGATACAGAAGCTTTTCGTGAAAGATATATCCGTGCATTAAAATCTAAAGCTTATGGCGGTAATGGAGCCGATTATAAAGAGAAAGTACTATCCGTTAACGGTACCGGTGGTTCTAAAATTTACCGATGCTGGAATGGTGGCGGTACGGTTAAGGTCGTTATTATTAATAACGAATTTAATAAGCCGTCTCAAGAGCTCGTCAAAGAAGTACAGAATGTCTTCGATCCGACTCCTAATCAAGGAAAAGGCTACGGTTTAGCACCGATCGGTCATACGGTTACTGTCGAAGCAGCCGAAGAAGTCGTTATTAACTACGAAATCCCGGTCGTTATGGCTGCCGGTCATGAACCTAACGAGATTCAAACAGAACTTACTAAGAAGATCGAAGAACGTTTGAAAGTAAGACGTAAAGAGTGGACGACCCAAGACGAGACTCAATTCCTTACAGTACGAACATCTATCGTTACTTCCTTAGCTGTCGATTTAGATAAAGTAATCGATGTCGGCGATATTAAAATTAACGGCCAGAAAGTTAAGCGCCTCGATTTACGCCCTAATCAAATCCCGAAACTCGGTACTGTTACGTTGGTTAAAGGTTAATCATTATGGCAATATTTGATAATTATACTCGTATCATCGATTTATCCGAATTTGCTGTACCAGTATCTGGTGAGACTGCTGAAATGCAAGAAATTTATAGAGTCGAAAGCATCGAAATGCAAGCCTTATGGAACACGATGGTCGAGATCTTCAGAGAACAGTTTATTGTGACGGCTGAATCTCATGGCTTAACACAATGGGAAGCCATCTTAGATATTGTACCCGAGGTGGACGATACAATCGACGACCGACGCTTTAATATTCTATTAGCATTAGCCGGCCAAAGACCTTATACCGAAATTAAGCTACGAGAACTACTCAACGGTATTTGTGGTGAAGGCAACTATCGTATTGTCGAAGATTATAAGAACTATAACGTTCACTTTAAGGTATCCCTCGGCGTTAAGAAACAACGTGATGCTGTATCTAAGCTATTACGAGACTTAATCCCGATGAATCTTATCTATGACGTCGATTTATTATATAACCGTCACATAGACTTAGCTCGGTATACACATAAAGAACTAGCTCAATTTACTCATTTTGTACTTAACCAGGAGGTTTTACCTAAATAATGGCTACTTATACAAAGAATATAAATTTACTTAAACCGGCCGAACAAGAAAAGTACGATGTAAACCTCAGAAATAATAACTGGGATAAAATCGATAAAGCTATCGGCGATACTAGCGATGCTATTAAAAAGCATAAAGAAGCTAACCCTATCGATCATCCCGATGGTAGTGTAACGACTCCTAAGCTACGTGATAAAAACGTTACGACTGAAAAATTAGCCGATAAATCTGTTACAGCGGCTAAGTTAGCCGACGATATTAATATGAAGTTAGATAATAGCTACGTTAAGAAAGCCGGCGACACTATGACTGGTGATCTTAATATTGCTACTTCTGCTGTTATTAAGCTCCAACGTAAAGCCGGTAACGGTTTCCATACCATTTCCGATGGCGGTACTGATGGCGGTGTAACTAATTTAGACCTCGGCAATATCCAATATACACAAGAATCTAATCTATGCTGTTATCATCGTCCAGGCTGGTACGGTAAAGATAAACAGCAAGTATTTCAACCATTCTTAACGATCCCCGATATTAGCGTTACTTACGGCAACGTTCGAGACGGTGGAACACTTCCTATCCCAGATGGTTTTAACGAAAATGAGTGTACATGGCTATTAAGTATAGACCAATCTAACGTTGATAAATGGTACATCGACTTTAGAGAAAGTAACTCCTCTAACATGATTAACTTCGAATGCTGGCGCGAAGGACGTAAAGTCCATGTCGGTACTCGTTTGAAAGGTCAAGACGGTATCAGTAAAACTTATAATGACTCTACTAAGAATAACGGTGCAGAAGTATTCTTACCTGGTACTGCTAACTATATCTGTATCGCTGTTAAACGAGGTTAGATAATGGAACAAATTAAGCGTAAAGACGAGACATTATATATTGGCTCCGACTGGTCTCGTGTATACGAAATTAAAGGCATGGATCTTAAAGATGCGACAGCTATATGTAAATTCCGTGATACGAACGATACTTTACTAATCGAAGCCGAGTGCACGATACAAGATAATCGCATTTATTTAACCGTTAAATCTGCCCTTAGTCTTAAGATACCTAGAGGCGTTAAACAAGGTAAATACGATATCTTCCTTATTGGTAGTACGTACACCTATAAGATCATGATGGGTTCTATTACATTTATTCCAGACGTTTCTATGCACTAGGAGATTAATATGGATAATAAATTAGACATTATTACGATCGAAGCTAGCACACCGAAGGTAGTGGATGTTACGATTCCTTCCTCTAACGTAATCGGTACTGGTTATATTGCGGGGCCTATGGGTCCGGAAGGTAAAGTTGGGCCTCAAGGTCCAGCTGGTCCTAAAGGTGATCCTGGTGAACAAGGCCCGAAGGGCGATAAAGGCGATCCTTTTACATTTAACGACTTTACTAAAGAACAGCTCGATTCTCTTAAGGTAACTACTGCTGGTAAATCTGTACCCGGCCCGCAAGGCCCTCCAGGTCCTATGGGCCCGCAAGGCGAAAGAGGTGCAGATGGTGAAGTTGGGCCGCAAGGTCCGGCTGGCCCTATGGGTCCTCGTGGTGAGAAAGGTGATACTGGTGAACGTGGTGCTGACGGTAAACAAGGCCCACAAGGTATTCCTGGCGAAAAAGGCCCTAAAGGTGAAGTCGGGCCGCAAGGTCCAGCTGGTCCTCAAGGAGAACGTGGTTTACAGGGTCCGCAAGGTATCCCTGGACCGAAGGGCGATACTGGATTAACGGGTCCACAAGGCCAGGCTGGTGTAAATGGCTTACAAGGACCTCGTGGTGAAGCTGGTCCTAAAGGAGATCCTGGCCCTAGAGGCGAACAAGGTCCGAAAGGCGACAAGGGCGATCCTTTTAGATTTGGTGATTTTACTCCAGAACAATTAGCACAGCTTAAGGGACCTAAAGGTGATAAAGGCGAAGCCGGTCCTCAAGGTCCTCCTGGCCCAGCTGGCTCTGGCGGCAGCGGTGACGGCGGAAGCGTCGACCTTAGTGCATACACTACCAAAAAAGATGCCGATAACCTTTATTTAAAAAAGGTCGATTTAAGAAACTATCTTACTATGATAGGCGACCCTAAGTATGCTTTAAAAACAGATTTAAATAATTATTTAAATAAAACCGATGCTAATAACCATTATGCTCAAAAGGGTTGGTCCGCTCAAACATTCGCTTATAAAGGTGATTTAGGCAACTTTATTAGGAAATCAGAGATTGCTCAGTATGCGTTAACACCGGGCGATGCTCATTCAAAGTTTGTTAATAAAATCGAAGGTCAATCCTTCGCTAAAAATGCAGATTTAGCTAATTATGTTCCTAAAGCACAATACGATAAAGATATCGAAGCTCTTAAGAAACGTATTTCTGATTTAGAACACTTATAGGAGTTAAATAATGAATAATATTAGATTCGGCGGCATCCCTTATCTACATCTCGATGTGTATCAAGGGCACGATCATGTGTTTAATATCCAAGTCGAAGATGATAGTACTAAGGAAATAATCCGCTACCAAGAAGGAACGTTGACTTGTAAGGTGCGTCGTAATAATCCTCAAGGCGGCGTAGTACTTATATTAACTCCAGTATTTAATAACGATACTAACTGTGTCGATCTTTTATTTAACAGTGAAGATACCTCTGGCGTTATATTCTCTTACGATAACATCATGGAGGAAACATTCTATTACGATATTCGTCTCGATCACGACGAGAAAGATGAAGTCGTTTGTTATGGTGATATCACTATGAAAGCTGGGTGCAGTCAATGATCAAATTAAATCGTGGCCACGATAAAAACATTGTATTATCTAAAGAAGCCCTTAAAGAAATTCGTGGTTTATCGGCATACGAAATCGCTAAACAAGAAGGCTTTACTGGTACCGTCGATGAATGGTTAGCATCGCTTAAAGGTGCTAAGGGCGATAAAGGCGATACATTTAAATTATCCGACTTAAGTCCGGAAGAATTAGCTACGATTAAAGGTCCTCGTGGTGAAACTGGTTATACTGGTCCGCAAGGTCCACAAGGCATTCAAGGTCTAAAAGGTGATCGTGGAGAAGTCGGGCCGCAAGGTCCGGCCGGTCCTCAAGGTCCGAAGGGTGAACAAGGTGTACAAGGTACACAAGGTATCCAGGGACCACAGGGACCGCGCGGTATCCAAGGTAAAGACGGTAAATCATTCACGATTAGTCATACCTACTCTAATATCGATAAAATGAATGCCGATGCCGATAATATCCTCGAAGATGAATTTGTCGCTATTACCGACGGTCATATCTTTATGAAGGACAATGGCGTACTTATCGAAGTATTAAATATCCGTGGTCCTCAAGGGTTACAAGGCGAACAAGGTATTCGAGGTGAAGTAGGCCCTAAAGGTGAACAAGGTATTCAAGGTCCAGTAGGTCCTAAAGGTGATGCCTTTAAATTTAGTGACTTCACAACAGAACAACTTGAATCTATTAAAGGCCCGAAGGGAGATGTCGGCCCAGAAGGTCCACAAGGTCCTCGTGGTTTACAAGGCCCCGAAGGTCAACGTGGTCCTCAAGGGGAACGTGGTCCAGTTGGTCCTCAAGGTATCCCGGGTCTAACTGGTCCAGAAGGCCAAAAGGGCGATAAAGGCGAAGCCGGTCCTATCGGTCGAGCTTTTACATATGCCGACTTTACTCCAGAACAACTTAAAGGCTTAATCGGCCCGAAAGGTGATCGTGGTGAGAAGGGTGACCGTGGCGAAGGCTTCGATATCTTTAAAACGTATCCTTCCGTAGCTGCTATGAATGCTGATTTAAATAATATTCCGTTAAATAAATTAGTTATGATTAGTAGCGCCGTTAACGACGAAGATAACGCTAAAGTTTACTTAAAAGAAGCTACCGGCCTCAAATTCTTCATCGACTTAAGTGGTGCTCAAGGTATTCAAGGCCCGCAAGGCATACAAGGTCCACAAGGCAAACCTTTCTTATACTCCGATTTTACAGCTGCTCAACTACAAGGTCTTAAAGGTCCTAAAGGTGATACTGGCTTACGTGGCCCACAGGGCCCACAGGGTGAACAAGGTATTCAAGGGTTAACAGGTCCACAAGGCCCTATTGGTCGAGCATTTACGTATAGCGATTTTACTTCAACGCAGCTCGAAGCCTTGCGCGGTCCACAAGGTATTCAAGGTGCTCAAGGTATTCAAGGCCAGAAGGGCGAGAAGGGTGAACGTGGCGATCAAGGTCTATCTCCGGAACTAACGTTCTCTCTCGAAGATAATGGCGATTTATTTGTCGACATTAACTACGGAGCTTCACCAGCTACTCCGAACACTACATCTGCTGCTACTAAGACATACGATGTCGTATGGGGAATAGCTCAAGCCGGTGCTCCTGGTCCTATTCGTGGTTATCTCGAATATAGTGCGTTAAGTGGATTCGGTAAGCTTCACCTCGATATGAAAGTAACCGGAAATGGATCGGGTAACGGTGGCGTGTTATGTACGCTTCCTAACGATGCTCCTGTACCGACTCGTTTATTAGAAACTTCTGTCGATGCTAGTAACAATAGTGTCTATATTGACCCTAATAGTCGTGAAGTTAAAGGCTGGGGCGTTGCCGGTAATAATAAACGTTACATTTTGGATATCGTAGGTTTCTGGAAGGAGATTTAAATAAATGGCAAGAATTAGACTCGGCAATTTAAAAGGTCCGAAGGGAGATAAAGGCGATCCAGGCCCTCGTGGTCCACAAGGTATTCAAGGACCTCCTGGTACGGCTGAAAATATCGACTTAACTCCTTTCGTTAAAAAAACCGAGAATACGACATTAACCGGCCAGTATACATTTACTAATAATACGCCTATTAAGTTAAATGGCTATAATATCGTCTCTGAGAATAACCGTATTTTATTTAAAAATGCATCCAATAATAATGTATTTGCCTTCGATAACGATACGATCACTCATAACGATAAGTCTTTATTAACACAAGATAAAGCCAATACGTTATATGCTCCGATCGGCGATTATGCATTAAGAACAGCACTTAATTCGTATGCTACTAAGGACGAGTTAACTAGTTATGCAAGTAAAAGTTTCGTTACCTACGGCTTAAAAAGTTATCTAACTAAAACCGATGCCGATACTGCATATGCTAAAAAGACCGATCTTAATGGTTACGCTACGACTGCTAGTTTAAATAACTATCTAACGACAGCTAGTGCTTCTAGCACTTATTTATCTAAATCCGATGCTGAAAGTACTTACGCTAAGAAAACCGACGTCGGTAACGGTTTAACTCTTGCTCAAGCTAACGATACTTATGTATCTAAGGCTGGCGATAATAACGTAACCGGTACGATTAATATTAGCAAGGCTTCCGGGCTTACCTTAGCTAACCATATCTTAGAGTCTAACCCAACCAACCTCGTTATTAAGAATAAGGCTAACCAACCTATACTTACGGTATATCCTTCTGTAGCATATCTTAATGGTCGTGAAGTCCTTAATCAATTTAAAGCCGATCAGCTATATGTCGCTAAGTCAGCATTAAACAGTTATGTAACAGCAGATAATGCTAATACTACTTACTTATCTAAAAATGATGCCTCTAGTACATATGCCACTAAGGCTAACTTAAATGGATACGTAACGACTACTCAATATAATAACGATATGAACTCACTCTTAACAGCATTAAGAAACGTTAATAATTAAGGAGAATACTATATGGCAATAAATGATTTAATTAACGAAGTAAATAGTATTCAGACTAAAAAACAAGCTATTAAAGAAGCTATTACAGCTAAAGGTGTAACCTCGGAAGGTAAATTAAGCAAGTTTGCCGACGAAATCAAACAAATCACGACGAAAGAACCCGACTGGTATATCGTTAATAAATTTAGGTACGATAACGGTAACGAAGCTCTTATGGTCAGAACTAGTGATAAAAATGCCGTTAATGCTGAAAAATATCAGATGGTCGAAATCGGTGGTGGCGTTACTAGAGACAAAGATATTCGTTTTCACATTGATAATCGTTATAATGATGACTTTGGTATCACTAACGGAACTTACTTTCCTAGAGAAACAGCTTATCGTAGTTTTATGACAAGAGATGGTTCTAATGTCGTATTTGACGGCCATAACGATAACCTTAAATTAAGGCTACAGAACGGGAAAGATATTGTATTTAACGACGTTAATGCGTATAACTGGCTAAAGGGCTACAGAAATCAACCTCTAGCCGACTTTAATACTCTTTATCTAAAATCTGACGGTATTAATAATGAAGGTGTAGCTAAGACTTTAAAGGACTTTTTAGCGTCGTCCAATGAAACAAGAGTATCGACACTAGGAGATTACGGACAAAATCCATTGTTATTAATAGATTCATCTATTATGATTCAAGCGATGAATCTTAGAAAAATGCCTAAAACAGGCTTTATTTATTATTCTGATAAGACAGTCGATGCTGTTTCCTTAATTCCGGTATCTTATACAAATACTAATAGTAATATTTCGTTTTATGAAGATAAAGAAAAGTTGTATGGCAACTTGTCTTCAGGTAACTATATTCACTTATATATAAAAAATTCTTCCTTATTCATCGTATTCGTTAGTATAAACTTCGTTGTCGATAGTAATAATCAGAAGCATAAAAACATCGAAGTATATGTCTACAATATCGCTAAAGCAGATGGCGGTAAAATAAGCTTTTTCAAAATCATAGATAAACCATTCGAATTATATCTAACCTTCTCTAGCCAAGCACAACAACAGTTACAACAAGCTTCTAGCGCTAAAGTCTTTAGAAGACAAGTATTAACAGCTAACGGTACTCCAGAGCCTAAACCTATGTATTTAAATGGTTTAGATATGTTAGGCCGTTTCACTGGTGTTCGTGGAAAATATGCTGGCAATAGATACATGGATAGTCTATTCTCCGAAAACCATAGCTTTAACGAAGTAAGCTATAAAAATATTCGTTATAGTGATAGCCCATTCAGAAGCATGTATTTAGCTAAGCAATTAGGTGATGCTATTAAAGCTAATTCACCTATTAAGGCCTTCATTAGATTAAATAACGATACTAATAACATGATATTTATTGAGTTTGAAGAAATTCCGAACGACGGTAACTTTACATTCGATACTGGATATGGCAATTATGGCCTAACTATTTTCCAAAAAGGCGTTAATAACGATAATCGTGTTATCGCAGTATTTACTGATGAATCTGATAAAAATAAATGTAAGATTTACCGACTTAAAAAGGCAGGTACCAGTCAATACATCACAAATGATTTGTTTAGCACTACAGAAACAGATAACTACATTTTTATGACAGCTAATCAACCTACGATTGAATATTTAAATAAAACTCCATTAAGCAAAATATGGACAGAGATTCAAGATGTATTAGCTCATAAAGAAGACTATGAAGTCTATAAAGAAAGGTAAGGAGACTTTATGACAAACGCAGAAATTATAACGGCTATAATTAGTGCGATCGGTTTAATATTCGTACTTCTTAAAGGTCTCCATGAACTTGAAGAAGATCGTGCTGAGCGTAAGGCTTTCGAAAGAAAAGCGACCACGATTCTCGATAATATCGATGCACAATACCAAGAAATCCAAAAACAGATCGAGGCTTCGAGAGAAGATCGTCGAGCACTTGATCGTCGTA